GTAAGAGCGGGAACGAAATCAGCCATCGAGATTAACTCCTTTAAAAAACTGTGAGAGAATTGTTTTGACCGCAGCGTTGCGCACGCCGCCGTGATTTTGATCAGCGTAGTGCTGAACATTTTTGGCTAGGACGGGGTCCAGCCGAACTTGAAAGTGCAGATGACGCCGTTCGTCATCACGCTTAGCTTGTGCTGTCTTTTCATCGTCAGACATAGTTTTTCAGGTTGGCGTTCATCCAATCTTGATGGCGCTTGGCCGTCAATGCTGGGGCAACCTTTGCGTCAGGCCCGAGATTAAAGTCCCGTCGAAAGTCCGTACAAAATCGAGCAAGGTTGTCAGGCGTCAGCTCTTTGACGAGGCCAAGGCATTGTTCGCGATCTTCCTTTGATAGCGGTTGATCTTTGTCGGCAATGCCTTCAATCTTTGCTGCAGGTTTAGCAGCCGGTGCAGATTCTCCACGATGTGGGTTTTCTACTTCTTCCCGTGCCCAGAGCTGCCATGCAAGACCAAACTGTGCGGCAGCAGCAGTGCAAAGGCAACGTCGATGGCTGTCTGTTAAATCACGGGCACTGACCTTTTCGTAAGCAATCGCGTTGTTGCGATTGTCCATGATTGCCTGAGGAAAGTCAGGCGTTCGTTCACCATTTGGGCCAGTGAAATAACCAATAACGTAAGCCGTGCCGTTAGGAGCTTTCCAGACGTGACTGTTATCAACGTAATAAGCAAGGCAAAACTGCCAGCCTGGGGCGTGATCATGCAGCAGGTGCATAGTGCGGCACCAGTTGACATAATCGGCTTTGTAACTTCCGGTTCCTTTTTGACTTACGTCATCAGTTGTGATGACTCTGCCAAGATTAGGAAATTGCGGCGATGGTAATGATTGCGGAGGGTTGTTCGTTTCTGGTGGCATAACGTTTTTGAGCATTGAGAGCAATCACAGCCGCATCATCTTGAAAACAAACGCCCGTGCAACTGTCTAGCAGTGCGCGGCTTAATTTGTCTACGTCCCCGATGCGTGCGGTGCAATGAGAAGGGGCTTTGGGCTTGAGTTCTCCGTTAGTGCGGATGTGTCCTTTTGGTCTGGCAAATATAAAAGTGACCGAAACCAAAATGGGCTTATCCATCATGGCATACCAGCCATTAGGTAAAGCCTCAAGCGCGGCATATTTAACGTCTTGTCTCCATGGCTTGCATCTCTTTGATGCTTCAACCATGATGCCTTTGCCGACATGACGCTTGCTGCCTTGTGGGGCAGGTTTACCAAGAACGGTAAACGTGAAACTATTTGGGCAGGTTGTCAAAGGCGTTGTCAATTGCAGAGTTCAGCAAAGCCATTGCAAGCGTACTTGGTGCGACTTTGCGTTGCTGCACTTCAATTGTTTGGCCTGCAACTTCGACTTCAACGGTGTAACCGGAAGTGGTCTCAGAAAGCTTTGTGAGCTTTTCTGCGCGATCGGCGTCAAGATTGATTGCGACTGATTTCATGGTGTTGATGGGGGAAAACGGGACTTACGCAATAGCCGCCCAAAGTTAATGAAGCTGGCCGTAATTGCCGCGTGCTTTTTGCTCGCGTGTTTTAAAAAAACCTTCAAGATCAGGGAATTGATCCATCAAATCACGAGCCGCAAAAGCTGTGTGATTGTTGTTGATCTTTAAGCCAAGGTCACCGGTTGTTGCGCGTGTCTCCCATCGAAGAATGTGAAACAAACCGTCCATCGAATAGCGGCTGTGACCCGATAGTTTTAGCTCTCGTGCCAGCCCTGCTAGCTGCAATAAAAGGCCAGGATTTCTGGCCTTGCATTGTTGCCATTGCAAATAAAGTTTTTGCGTCATTGGGGCAAACTTTCGCAGGCACGCTGCCAGCCTTGCTCGCAGTGTGTGATTTGTTGCTGATTGTGAACGCTGGTCAATGTGACCCAAGTGGCGGCACAAAAAAGCACACCAAACACAGCGCAAACAAGGAAGCTTGTTTTTTCAGGCTTGTTGCCGGGGTTGTAGTAGCGGGGACGTGACTTCATGGAAAAGAAAAGCTGATGTGGGGCTCTCGCCTAAACGCATGGTGGCATACCTAGGCATACCTGTCAAGTTGGCACTCTGACCTGATCGCCAACCCAGTTCAAGTACGGGCCAATGTTAACCTCAGCCTCTTGCGCGGTGTACCACCTGTAATCGCAGCTATTGCAATGGCGGCGGCGCACTGTTTCGTAGGGGCCATCAACAGTTTTCTTGGTCGTCACAACATGGACGCGGAATGATCCGCATTTAGGGCACTTCATCTTGATTTGACGGCTCAAAAGTCTGGCTGCTCAAGAGAGAATCGATCCCAGCACTGCTGCCAGGCTTCAAGGCACTCTTTCGGGTCTTGCTTGATCACCTTACATTTTTCGGGGCCGCTTACGACAGTGACGCACATGCCCACCGTGATGCTGGGCTGATTTAGGGCTAAGCAAGACATGTACGCGCCGAGCTGAGGCGTTGCTGGCTTGCGAGCTGCAATTGCTTTTTTGGAACTGACCGTTTTCAGGTCTCCCAAAATAACCAGTTGTTTGCTGGGCTCCAGCCCTTCTTCTTTTAATCGGATCAAAAAGTCGAAGCTGCCGCCGAGGCTTTTATATCTGTCCATAACCCTATATTCCGTGGCCAAGGTTTCGACGCCTTTAAAAAATGAATCGTCAAGCAGTGGATCAAGCCACGGTGACCATTTGTCGTCAACAATCTGCGGCTCGTCAAGAAGCTGCAGTTCTAGCGCTTTATGGATTGCGGTACCCCTGGCAGCCCATCCATCGGGGCCGTCTTTGTATTTGTCGATCATTGCTCGCTTGAACGGCGTCATATCAACGTCGAGCACATCAGAAACGTTGTGCGCTAGCCACTCGCCGCGCCATCGATAACGGTGGGAAGGCTCATGAAGCTCAAGATCTGGAACTGGGTCAAGCATTGGGGGTTGCGCTGTGTGCCCACTATGGGCATACTTTGGCAGCAAAGCAACCCCAGACCATGTCGGAACTGGACCAAATTACGAACACTAGAGTGCTGATTGACCCCAGGGTCATTTCTGAGATTGACAGGAAAAGGCCCATCGGCGTCACCCGCACCGGCTGGGTCAACCTGCTGCTTCAGAAAGCCATCGCATCCGAACCCGAGCCCCTTGCCCGTGACTAATCTCGACGCAGAAGAACGCGCTTTTGATCTGTTGCAGTGGGTGCCGTATTGCCTTCCGTCTCAATATGACGAAGAGCAAGCCATCCTCGGCTATTACAGCAAGACGCAGAAAGATCGTTCAGACCGTGCCCTCGACGCATGGGACGCTGATCATCCGTACAAATCCAGCGACGAACTAGAAGCGTTCAAAGAACTGGAAAGGCTTGGTGTCTACACACAGGCTGACTTTTACTCACCAAGCAAAGCCAAAGATGGACACTACACCGGGCGAATCAAAGCCCTCCGAGATTCTGCCCGAAAGCCTGAAGGACCACCAAGACCTTCTGGACCGGCTCGACCAATACGCAAACACCGTCCTTTGTAACGAGACAGACGAGCTGCGCCGATCGCAATTGCTTCGTCTTTATGCCGACGAGGTTGGTTGCCCGATCAACGAAAAAACTGCGGCCATTGTTTTAAGCAAGGCTCAAGGTCAAATTGCTGGCGTATCCGTGCCACGGAAACGTGGCGAAAAGTTAGACACAACCCCAACCCCATGGTCCTGGGAAGGTGTCATCATGTCGGGCACTTTCAACCTGCTTGTTGCACCACCCAAGGTCGGCAAGTCTGCCTTGATGGTAGGAATGATCAGCGCATGGTTTCATGGCGAAGAATCTTATCTAGGCCAAAAACTTCACGGCGCTTGCCCCAAGGTTTACATCATTGGGACTGATCAACCTGAAAGCGATTGGAACACCTTGTTTGAACGCGAAGGCTTGGTCAACAGCGATGGCGAGTTATCAGGCCCAATCGAAATGTTGTGGCATACGGGAGCACCGTTGCACTTAACAGATGAGGGCGTAAAACATCTTGCAGAGATTGCAGAAGAGAATCCTGGGTCGTTCTTTTTGCTCGATAGCTATCACGCCTGTTGTGCTCCGCTTGGCCTTGAAGAAGCCGCTTCAAGCTTTGATGGCCCAGCCCGTCAACTTGCCGAAGCCTTGGCACCTCATAAGGCCACGTTGGCGATGATCCACCACACCAACAAAAGCGTCAGCGGTGGCAATGCAACCAATGCGAGCCGGGGCAGCAATGCCTTGCCTGCGGCGGCCAGCCTCACGATCTTGATGAACTGGTTTAAGCAGCCTGCTGAAGGCCAAACGCAATCAGATCACCGCGTTGTGCTCAAGACGCAGGGGAGGGCAAAAGGCACGACCCTGCTGATTGAGCTTGAAGACGACGGATGGGTGCATCACGGCGACGGTGAAAGCGTCTTGGCTGCTGAATCGATGCAAGAGGCTGCGGACGAGCTGCAAGGCCGTCAAGCCGATATTTTCGATTACATCTGCGAGCGTTGGTCAGACGGGCAGTTCCCCGTTGTCGCGAGCGAGCTGGCAGACGTGGCCAAATGCAACGCAAGCAAGGTCAACCGCGCCCTTCGCGCATTGGAGAAAAAAGACCTTGTTCGCCAGGACGGTCAGCTTGATGCGCTTGTGTCTGGGGGTCGCCCTCAGCTCTTGTGGGTTCCCAATACCCCCTCCCCGGAAATAGGGGGAAAAGGGGGAAAAACGTCAACAACCCCTCGCGCGTCACATGAAATAAGGGGTTATTCCCCTTCTTCCCCTTGTTTACCCGATTCCCTTGGTACCTCCACCGTGGGGGTTTTACCCCCCGGCACTCCGGTCGAATTACGACGCGGCGATGCCTGGTCAAATGGCTGGGTTATTGCCAATGCGACCAAGATGGACAGCATCCGCGCTGCAAAGCTCGGGAGCCCCAACATCACGATCAGTTCCTTGCGTTGGGAACTAGACGTGCGCCTTTGTCAATCTGGCTCGCAAGAGCCGGAACCAACTGAACTATTTGATTTCTGATGCCTGACTGCAACCGCACCTACCCCGTCCGCGTTGATGTGCGCCTCACTGAGGAAGAACGCGACGCCTTGAACGCTGAAGCCATGCAACGCGGCATCCCGCGCCAGGAGCTGTTGAGGGCTCGCGTGCTGAGCGAAGCCAATCAGCCTGCCCCTGTCCCTGAGATCAAGCCCGTGCATTATTCCAAAGGCCGCGACGTTATCGATCGAGCCATGGATGCTGTCAAAAGGCGGTATGACATCCCCCACGCTCAACTGGAGCCGTTGATCTGCACGGTGATCTGCGCCCTGAACTCAAAACGTTGACGCCTGCCTGCGGGTATGCCATACTATGTGCATGGGAGAGATTCCCACCCTTCACACCAAGGCTTCAATGATTGTTACAGCAGAACAGCCAACCCTTCAGACCAGCAAGCTCAAACTCAATCAAATCATTTGTTCTAGCTACGGCTACAACATGACGATTGTTGATTACTACGTTGTAGCTCGGATTACTAAAGCCAGCGTTTGGCTTCGTCCTATTGGTCGCATCGTTACTGGCGATGATGGTCAAGGCGAAGGCAAAGCAATGCCTGACACGTCTGTGCAAGCGCCAGATTGCAACATCTTCCGCAAGCGCATCCAGCACTGGGACGGCGTTGAAGGTATTTCTGACAGCATCAAGTATTTCCGCATCTGGGATGGCCGCCCTCAGTACCACAACACCTGGGACTGATTACATCTACGGCCCTGGAGACAGGGCCTCTCTTTTCCCTTCGCTTCAACACCATGCTCGACTATCACCACACCTGGCTCAACTTATTTGATGAATTTCAGGCCACTCAAGACAGGCTTGATTCGTCAAATCTTCTTAAACTCTCACCCGTCAAACCCCACTACACCGTCAACGCCTACAAAGGCTCTGAGCACATTTGGGAAGACTGGGCATACGACAGCGACGAACTCGCCAGCCTGAAGCAAATTGCTGCTGAAAGCGGTTACACCGTCACCGTTCGTTTAGAAGACGACAAATAATGCCAAGTCCTCAAAACCGGCAAAAGGCTTTAGCTGTTGGCTTATGCCCAAATTGCTGCAAAAGACCTCAAGCAATGCACCGGGTAACTTGCCATCAGTGCATCACTAGGGCTTCGATTCAAAACTACTTCAAACACAAACGCGGCCCTGCATCAACCCATGGATCGTGCTTTGTTGAGGGCTATACGCCTGAGTGGCTGCAAATTATTTATGACAAATTTGACGGCCACTGCACTTATACAGGAGCTGCCATTGAGATTGGAGGCGAAGAAACAGCAGCAGTCACATTGGACATCCCCAGAAAGCTGGTTACGGTTTACGGGGAAGCCAAGGTAATTCATCACAACAACCTTGTTTGGTGTCATCGCGCAGTTAAGCGATTCAAGGGTCAGCTGACCGGAGACGACTTCAAGGGGCTTTGGAAAGATCTGACTTTTGATCAGAGCAATAGCTCTTGATTGCACGTCGGGGCGCCTGATGCCTGGTCTCACACAGCAGGCTGAAAGCTATAAAACACCCACCCCCGTGGGAAAAGCAGGGCGGGCCTGGTGTCCCGATCAATACCCCGACAACACATTTTAAAATTTTTTTTATGACTGAAAAATCTTGGATCACCTCTGTCTCAAAAGACGGAATCTCAAATGCTGCCCGACTGCATCCAGAAATCGCTGAGTTTGCTGTTCAGATTGTCAAACGAGATTTGAAGTTCATCAAAAAATCAGGGATCAAGATGTTTAAACGCAGGCTTTACGAGGACTTGTACGAAATCGACATGTTTTTGCAGGAGGCTGAAACACGCGGAAAGGTTCTCGACGTACCCATTGTCGGCGTCGCTGTAATCAACTTTGGGCAGGAGAGCAACGCTCGCATCCCACTGACTGCTGAGCAGTGGGAAAAAGAGCGCGACATGCCGACCGCTCGACCCGGTCATAAGCGAGGCTTTAAGTCATGACCCAAGACGATTCCCTTCGCGCCAAAGCGCGTCAAAATACGCTCCGTGCCTTCCTTTCCTATGAAGCCAAACTCAGCGCTGCCTATCGCCAAGCTGCGTATGCTCGAGCCAGACGCCCGAATCATGATCACAGTCGGGGAGCCTCCTTTTCAGTTCAGGTCGATTGTGAGTAGCCATCACCTCGTTGAGGAAAAGATCATTCGCCTTCAGAGCTACTGGCTAAAAGCCAGTCAAAACCAAGATCTCTGAGCTACGCTATACATCAAGCGGTCTTTTTAGCTTGACATCAATAACATCTTTAAAGTCAGACCATAAAAATGCACGACGTAGAACAGATCGATCCTCTGATCTGATCAAAGAATCGCTGCAACGTTATGGCGCTGCTCGAAGCATTGTTATCGATGAAGATAACCGCATCCTTGCGGGCAATGGCACCATCGATGGGGCAAAAGCCGCAGGCATCAAAAACGTACGGATCATCGAAACCGACGGTGACGAGATCATCGCCGTTAAACGCACCGGTCTATCAGAGGAGCAAAAGGTCGGCTTAGCTTTGGCTGACAACCGCACGGCTGATCTCAGCGAATGGGATCAGGAGATGCTGCATCAGCTCTCAGAAGAACATGACATCAGCCCTTGGTTTGATCAGGACGACCTGAACGAAATTCTCAACGTCACGGAGCTTGATCCTGAAGAGGGCAACACAGATCCTGACGACGTACCAGAAGCACCAGAAGAACCCACCACTAAACCAGGCGACCTCTGGATCCTCGGCAACCATCGCCTGCTCTGCGGTGACTCCACCAACCCACAGCACCTTGAACGTTTAATGAATGGCGAGCGTGCTGACCTTTGGATCACTGACCCCCCTTACAACGTTGACTACGAAGGCGGCACTGGGCTTAAAATTCAAAATGACTCTATGTCTGACTCTGACTTTCGTCAGTTTCTTCGTGACGCTTACTCGGCAGCCAACCTTGTCATGCTTCCAGGTGCTGCTTTTTATATTTGGCACGCTGATTTAGAGGGCTACAACTTTCGCGGTGCTGCTCACGACATTGATTGGATCGTTCGGCAATGTCTTATTTGGGTTAAATCTTCCCTTGTAATGGGCCGTCAGGATTACCACTGGAAGCATGAGCCATGTCTTTACGGTTGGACCAACGGTGCCGCACACACTTGGAACACAGACCGCAAACAAACCACTGTCCTCGAATTTGATAAGCCATTGCGTAATGGCCAGCACCCCACGATGAAGCCCGTTGAACTGTTCCAGTATCAAATCAACAACTCAACCAAACCAAACGCGTTAGTCCTTGACTCTTTTGGAGGTTCTGGCACCACCGCTATCGCTTGCGAACGCATCCATCGCCACGCACGTCTGATGGAACTTGACCCCGCTTACTGCGACGTCATCGTCAAACGCTGGGAAGACTTCACCGGTAACACCGCCATCTGCGAACCATCTGCGGCACACTTTGAACAGGAGGAGTCAAAAGGCTGATGGCCCATAAGTCCACAAAAATTGAAATGGACATGAGAGTTAACCGTGTCGCTCGGCTTTTAGCGAACGGCGCTGTGCGCTCTGAAATCATGCAGTACGCAGCAAAGGAGTGGGAGGCGGCGGAGCGCACTACAGACACTTATATCGCCAAGGCGCGGGATCTTATCCGGGCTGATTGGGAAACGGATCGGCTGACTTTTACAGCAGAGATTTTGGCCCAGCTAGCAACGCTGCAAAAAGAGGCTCGCAAGACCAATAATCTCAACGCTGCCTTGGGTTGCATCAAGACCGCAGCGCAGATCGCGCAAGTGCTTCAGTGACGTTCCTTAGCCACATCGAAAGCGGATCAATCCTGAACCGAATTGGCGAAAGTAATTCAGAGCTAGACGTTCAAGCCTTAGTCACACAGATCAAGGCCGACTTGCACCCAGGCCAGCTTGCATTTGTAGAAGATCAAACGACAGAAATCATCGGCTTGTCTGCTGGGTATGGGGCGGGCAAAACGCGATCGTTAGCCGCAAAGGCTGTCGTCCTTGCGGTATTAAATCAAGGCTTTATGGGTTGCGTAATGGAGCCGACAGGCCCATTAATTCGTGACATCTGGATGAATGACTTTGAGGAGTTTCTTGAGGCTTATGAAATTCCCTACACGTTTAGAGCAAGCCCACTTCCAGAATATGTTTTGCATTTGCCCGGAGGTGATAGCAAAATCTTGTGCCGCAGTTTCGAGAATTGGTCACGCATCATTGGCTTAAACCTTGCCTGGGTGCTTGCCGACGAAATCGATACAGTCACGCCATCAATTGCAGAGAAAGCATTCCCAAAAATCCTTGGTCGCCTTCGTGCTGGCAACGTGCGACAGTTTGCCGCTGCATCAACGCCTGAAGGCTTCCGTTGGATGTGGAACACGTTTGGCACAGAGGAAGCACAACAGCGCCCTGATCGGAAACTGATTAAAATGCGATCAGTGGATAATCCCCACCTTCCAAAAGACTTCATCGAACGTCTCGAAGCCAACTACGATCCCAGCCTGTTAAAGGCGTATTTGCTTGGAGAGTTCACGAACCTGACAACCGGTCAGGTTTATGACCGTTTCGATCGCGCTAAACATGTAATCACCGATATTCCTGACGTCAGCAACGAGCCCCTTCGCGTCGGCGTTGACTTCAATATCGGGAACATGTCAGCAGTCATCGGTGTGCGTCTTGGGAACAACCTTCTCCTGATCGACGAGATCAGCGGTGCACATGACACCGACGCCATGGCCCAAGAAATACAACGCCGCGCAGAAGGACGCCAGGTTTACGCCTACCCTGACGCATCTGGCGGAAATAGAAGCACGAATGCCTCGCGAACCGATATACAGATTCTCGAGTCGTATGGTTTCAGCAACCAATCACCAAAGGCCAACCCTCCCGTCCGCGATCGGGTGGCTTCTGTTCAAGCTTTGTTGGAAAACGGAAAGGGCGAAGTCAGATTGCAGGTCGCCGCAAATTGCAAACGAACGATCGAATGTTTAGAGCTGCAGAGCTATACCGAAGCCGGTGATCCTGATAAAGATGCGGGTTATGATCACATGAATGACGCACTTGGTTATCTTGTCTACCGCGATTTCAGCATGATTCATGCTCGCGCTGGCCGAGGCACTGGCATCAGGCTTTACTAAACTGACGGCATCGGGCGGGATTTAACTGTGTATTCAGGCTTTTCTGGTGGTCGCCAACGTGTTGGCAACGTCACAACGGTGAACGACCCCAGTACGGCTTGGGTTAATCAAGAACCGCATTGGGGATTAATTGAACATTTGCTTGGTGGCACATACAAAATCAGAAAAGGCACGCGCAAATTTTTGCCTCAAGAACCGAGAGAATTAGACGAGTCTTATGACAACAGACTGCAGCGTTCAGTTTTAGCGCCTTATTACGTCAGGCTCGAACGCATGTTGGCGGGCATGTTGACGCGTAAGCCAGTCAGGCTTGACGATGTTTCTGATCAAATCCGCGAACAACTATTCGACGTTGATCTGCAGGGCAATGATCTGCAGACGTGGCTTTACAACACATCGCGCATCTGCATTCGCTACGGGCACGTCGGTGTTCTTGTTGACGCGCCAAAGTCTGGTGACAATGGCCGTCCTTACTGGATTACATATACGCCAAGGGACATTCTTGGCTGGCGCACTGAAATGGCCGATGGCCAACAGAAGCTGACGCAGCTTCGTTTGTTTGAAAAGGTACTTGTCCCAGATGGCTTGTACGGCGAAAAGCAAGTTGAGCAAGTACGTGTCTTGACCCCTGGCGCATTTGAGATCTTCCAAAAAGATCAAAAAGGTGACTTCCGTGTTGTTGATGAAGGCACAACAAGCCTCAGCGAAATTCCGTTTAGCGTTGCTTACTCCAACCGGATTGGTGTTTTGGAGTCATTCCCGCCGCTGGCTGATATTGCTGAGCTAAACCTGCAGCATTATCAGGTTCAGTCTGATCTGGGGAACCAACTGCACATCAGTGCAGTGCCGATGCTTGCGTTGTTTGGTTTCCCTGCAGCAGCAGAAGAAATTAGCGCAGGGCCAGGTGAAGCTTTAGCACTGCCTGAAGGCGCGTCTGCGAGCTATATCGAACCTGCTGGCAACAGCTACGACGCACAGTTCCGCAGGCTTGATCAGATTGCGTCACAGATAAACGAGCTTGGATTAGCTGCTGTGATGGGTGCAAAGCTCAGCGCAGAAACTGCCGAGTCAAAGCGCATTGATCGCAGTCAAGGCGACAGCACGATGATGGTTGTCGCGCAGCAAATGCAAGACCTGATCGACAACTGTTTGCGGTTCCATGCTGATTACTTGCAGGAGTCACAAGCTGGCAGCAGCCTTGTCAATCGTGACTTTATGGGCGCAAGACTTGAGCCACAAGAGATTCAAGCGTTGTTGCAGCTTTACACCGCTGGCACGGTGACACAAGAAACGCTGCTGTTGCAGCTAGAAGCGGGCGAAGTGCTTGGTGATGATTTTGATGTAGAAGCCGAACTGGAAGCAACGCAGGCTGGCGGATTACTTGAAACACCACAGCCAGTTCCTGAGCAGGAAGTCACAATGCCTGAAGGCGAGCCGGAGGCAGACAATGGATTGGCTTGATAATTTGCGCAGGCCAAAGCCTGAACAACCATCAAGTCGAGATTTCTTTTATTCGCATGACAGGCTTGCCAATCAGTATTTTGCAGTCATCAGACTGACGTGGTATCTGGACGGCAAGGTTTGCGCTGTAACCGAAAGCAGTATTGCGACTTATGACAAAGATGTCGTGGCGGAATTTACGTCAATCTTGGATAACGCTTTAAAGCTTGGCGCTGATGCCGCTGTCGTTTGCATCGAAGAACCTCAAGCCCTTGGCATTTATGAAAAATGAGTACACCTGCCGAGCTTTACCGCAATGCCATCGACCTCAATCGATTTAGCAATGGTGTCGCGAAGCGCATCGCTCGCACATACAACGATCTTATTTTGGACGCTGTTGATCAGTTGCGTGGGATTGATGAGTTGTCTGCACCTAGCAAGGCTGCACGGCTTAGGGCCATTCTCGCGCAACTAAAAGAATCGCTGAATGGATGGGCCGGATCGAGCACGATTTTGGCGGTTGAAGAGTTGCAGGGGTTGACGCTTTTGCAGTCTGAGTTTGTAGAAGAGCAGTTACGCAAGGCGTTGCCAATTGAGCTGCGTAATCAGATTCGCAGTGTGCAAATCAGCCCGCAGTTTGCGCAGTCCGTTGCAACGGTGGATCCAACTGCACTGAATGTTGTTTCGCTCAGTGATGACTTACAAGCTGCTGTAACTGGGGCACCTGCGACGTTTCAATTGACAGCAGCGCAAGGCACAACAATTACGTTGCCAAATGGCAAGGTGCTGGAAAAATCGTTCCGTGGCTTGGCTGAATCACAGGCTGATCTTTTTGCAAAAACAGTGCGGAATGGATTGTTGACAGGCGAATCGACTGACAAGTTGGCGCGTCGCTTGAAAGGTCGTTTGCGTTTTGGTCAGCCGGGAAGTTTGCGACAAATGGCGCAGGCTGGCGGTGAAGTGACAGCGGTAGCCAATCATCAAGTGATGGCGATGGTGCGTACCAGCATTAACCAAGTAGCAAACGCATCAAGCCAACAGGTGTATGAAGCCAATCAAGATGTAACCAAGCGTTACCGCTATGTCGCGACGTTGGACAGCCGGACATCAGCAATCTGTCAGGCGTTAGACGGTCAGGAGTTTGATTACGGCAAAGGGCCAACACCACCGCAGCACTTCAACTGCAGATCGACGACTGTCCCGTTGATTGATTACAAAAGCTTGGGAATCCCGCCGCCAAAACCTGGCAAGCGCAGAAGCTCTGATGGCTTGGTGCCTGCTAATCAAACTTATGGTCAATGGCTGAGCAATCAAAGCAAAGCTGTAAAGGCTGATGTTCTTGGTCCTGAGAAAGTTCCATACTTCAACCGCTTAGCGCGAAAGTACGGGCCGACAAAGGCAATACGCAAATTTGTCAGTGAAGACGGTTCAGAGTTAACCTTGGATCAGCTCAAGCGCCGTTACCCCAGTGGCAAAGCTTCATAGCAGATTTCAACTCACGCTTCCGGGCGAAGAGAAGAAGTCAAAACCTGCAGCCAAAAAAGCTGTGGCCAAGAAAACAGAAGTTAAGGAGGAATCCTGATGCCTAGCTATTCCGGACCTAAAAAGCCCCAGACGACTGCTTCTAAAAAGAAGAAAAAAGGAGGCAAGAAAAAGTGAAGAAGGGTTCTCGCGTTAGTTGGGTTTACCAGGGCAAGCGGACCTTTGGCGTTGTTACCGGCAGCGGTGGCAAGCGTGCATCAGTCAAGGGGCCAAGTGGCGGCACGATTACCCGTGTTGGCACTGATGCTGATCCTATTGTGCGGATCAAATCAGAAAGCACGGGCAACCCTGTTCTGAAGCGTCGCTCACAACTGAAGGCGGCACCAAAAGGCAAATGACCATCGAGCGTGGTGGCCATAAGTTTGCGGGCTACGACAAGCCGATTAAGACGCCGAATCATTCGAGCGGCAAATCACACGCCGTTGTGGTCAGCGTTAAAGGCAGCCCGAAGCTCATACGTTTTGGGATGCAGGGCGCAAAAACAAAGCGCCCGCGCAAGGGTGAATCAGCGGCGGACAAGGCAAAGCGTGCGTCTTTTAAAGCGCGTCATGCGAAAAATATCGCTAAAGGAAAAACAAGTGCCGCATATTGGGCAGACAAAGTAAAGTGGTGATGCAACTTAGCCTGTGGCTAATTCATGTCCGAAGAACAAACTGCTCCTGTGGAGCAATCTGTTGACACCAGCGAATTAAAAACAGAACTCGAATCAATGAGGCGTAAAAACGCTGAATTGCTTGATGAGTACAAAAAAGCAAAAGCTCAAGCAAAGGCTGTGCCTGATGGCGTTGATGTTCAGGAGTTACTGGATTTCAAAGCCAAAGCGGAACAAGAAAATCTGGAAAAACAAGGTAAGTACGGGGAAGCTCGACAAGCTTTGGAGCAACAGTTCCGTGAGGCGACGGCGGAGAAGGACAAGCGCATTTCTGAACTCGAAGCGCGTGTTCGTGAGTTGGAGCTAATCACGCCTGCTGTAAGTGCGTTGGCTGATGTTGTTCATGACCCGGACTTG